GCTGATGGTGTTCTACTAGTCCATGTAATACCATCGGGTGATGTCATAACTCTGTTAGTGCCAACATTTGCAACTGCCGCAAACAACCCAAGTGATTCAGACCAAACTATACTAGTCCAGTTGTTTGCGGCAGCGGCAGTTCTACCAGTCCAGGTAATACCATCAGGTGAAGTCATAACTCTGTTAGTGCCTGCAGTTGCAACTGCCGCAAACAACCCAAGTGATTCAGACCAGGCTACACCATACCAGTTACTTGATGTACTACTTCTATCAGTCCAGGTAATACCATCGGGTGAAGTCATAACTCTGTTAGTTCCAGTGTCTGAAACGGCAACAAACAAACCTGCACCTTCTCCCCAGACTATACTCTGCCAGTTGTTGGCCGTCGGGGTTTTTGCAATCCATTCCCTGACAGCCATATTCTGAACTACTAAATTATATCCCCACTTTACTCCACTGCTTACTGCTGAATCAGCAATTAAATGTTGACCATTCGCTCCAACTGCCAATCGTTGGTCTGCGGTATCATATGTATACAAATCACCTTTAGTTGTAAGTGGTGATGCTCCTCCGCCCCCTCCTGTGGTTTCCGTCCATACAGCGGCACCTGTGGTAATATCAAGTGCCACATATTCTTTATCAGCAGTAACATCAATCCATCTTGATCCAACCGCGTATCCACCAGTACCATCATCGGTAACTGCAGGTGCAACTGTGGCAACAAGATTCACTTTTAAATCAGCGACATTGGTTAGTCCAACTTGGGCTTTGGTCACTGAATGTGGGTTGGTCACATCAGCAATATGTGTATCAATTTGCGCATGTGTATTCGTTCCGATATTACTAAAAAGCGTGTGATCAGTGGTATTCGTATCAGTGTAATTTGTTGCGTGAATCGTACCAGCACTTGCACCAGCCCAATCAACATGTTCAGCAGCCACAAATCCAAGTAATGAATCATGGTTTATATTTGCTTCCACCACATCAATATCTATTTCTTTATTGGCCACATCATCGGTTATGGTCACTTTAGATGATCCAGCATTTATATTTTTAAATTGTAAATCAACTCCAACTTTTGCATCATATACGCCAACACCACCCACACCTTGATTCGATGCGGTATTGGTTTCACCAGCGCCAGCGCCAGCTGATGTTTCTTTCCATACAGCAGCAGTGGCGGTATTATCAAGACACACATATGCTTTATCATTAGTGGTATCATACCAGTTTGATCCAACACTATATCCACTTCCGGTATCATCAGTTGCCACCGGCGCAGTTGTACCTGTTAAGTTATTCTTTATATCAGTAACATTGGTCAGACCAACTTGGGCTTTGGTCACTGAATGTGGGTTGGCTGTACTTGATATATGACTTTGTATATTGGCATTCTTTGGTTCATATGATGCGATGATTTTACTCGCACTTAATAAATCAGTTGTGGTTGTGCCAACATCGTTTATTAATCTATGTTGAGCTGAATCAGCTATGTGTGTATCTATTTGCGCATGTGTATTTGTGCCAACATTTGCTATAGCAGTATGATCCAACAAGATCCAACTTAATGTTCCAGCACCATCAGTCTTTAATACATAACCAGCAGTACCATCAGCACTCGGGTAAGCCAATCCACTGATTGTTACCTTACCTGTTCCTTTGGCATCAATGGCTAAGTTGACATTTGTGTCAGTACCAGTAGATTTAATACCGGGGTTTAAACCAGTGGCATTATTTAAAATAGTCACTTCATTTACAGCAGCAACCGCTTCCTGAAAGATAATTAATTCATTGGCATTCGCATCGTGAATATCATAACCATTAACACTTAGATGTGATCCAAGCTGTGGTGATAGATCTTCCACTATGTTTTGTAATGCGGTATCAGCAGTTGCTCCTTGTGTTGCTGATGCCAGGCCAGCTTCCACTAAAGTTTGATTTGTGAATTTAGATGTGGCGTTATCCCACGCGATGATATCATTGTCGCCAACAGTCGTAACAACCACATCACTTAAACTGCCCAGTGTTTCACCTGTTATATTTAAAAGATACGATTGTAAATCACTTATTTGTGATTCAGTTATAGAGATGGCTGCTTGTGTAAAGTGAATCGTTCCATCAGCTATGTGTGTATCTATTTGCGCATGTGTATTCGTTCCAATGTTTGATAACAAGGTATGGTCTGTAACGGTGGTATCATCAAGTACCTTATTCCAAACGGCTGCTGATGCTGTGCTATCAACACAAATATATGATTGGTCATTGGTCACATCAATCCACATTGATCCAACACTATAACCACCAGTGGCATCATCAGTGGCAATTGGTACACCAGTCGCCGCAAAATTCGATTTTGTGTTTAGCACATCACTTAATCCAACTTGAGTTTTGGTCACTGTATGGGGGTTACTTGTATTCGCAAGATGACCATCAATAGTCGTATGTGAATTCGTTCCGATATTCGTGAATAATGTATGATCAGTTGTATCAGTGTAATTGTTTGGGTGAATATTAGTGGCGCCTTGGTCAGCGGCCCAATTTAAATGCTCATTAGTAACGAAGCCAAGCAAATTATCATGGTTAACTATTGCCTCTATTTCATTACCTGTTTGGTCTGCGGTGGCTCCGGTTTCGATCCCAGCCAATTTGGTTTCGTCAGCAATTGATATATTAACCACCCATACCGCTGCGGTGGTTGTGCTATCAACACACATATATGATTTGTTGGCAGTAACATCAATCCAAACCGATCCAACGGCATAACCAGCAGCTGAATCATCAGTTGTGGTTGGCGCTGTGGTGGCAGTATGGTTTTTCTTGCCATTGTCAACGATAAGCTTACCATCAAAGTAAATCTTACCGTTTTTGTTATCTAATTTTAAACTCATAATTTTTGTCTCCCAAGACTGTTAATGAATTATATATAGTCAATTCTCATTGACCAGTCAATCGTTTTGCCTGCTTCGCCTGTGACTTTCACATCCAGCGTATCATTAGTATCATTTGCTGTTACACTAACTACCCAACTTGCTGCGCCTGTGTCTGCGAATAATGATATTTCATTTGATCCACTTACTAAACTTGATGTACCACCAGCGTTTTTAATAGCGCCTCTGATAACTTGCGCATGTGTATCACCGGTTAATGATTCGAATCCACTGACATGAATGGTAAATGTATTCACATCATTGTTGACCACTGCCAATGTTTTTAATGTGGTTTCTGTGGCATCAGTAGTCTGAACCGTTGCTGTGGTTGATAAACTATATGATTGTAAATCGCTTATTTGTGATTCAGTTATTGATATAGCCGCTTGTGTAAAGTGAATCGTTCCATCAGCTATGTGTGTATCTATTTGCGCATGTGTATTCGTTCCGATATTTAATAATGCATTATGATCCGTTGCCACACCAGCTGTGTTTTCCCATTCGGAATTCGTATTATTCCAGGTAAGTTGGTCACCATCAGTTAATGTCATTGGCGATTTAACATCACCCAACTCATTTAATGCGATGGCTGCTTTCGTAAAGTGAATCGTTCCATCAGCAATATGTGTATCAATTGCGCCATGTGAATTCGTTCCAATGTTTAATATAGCAGTATGATCAATACTTGCTTCAGTGAAATGTAATGTTCCATCAGCTATATGTGTGTCTACTTGCGCATGTGTATTCGTTCCGATATTCGAGAATGTGGTATGATCACCTTGTGCTGCTATCCAGTTTGAGCCATCATGAATCAAATGATCATCTGCTACCGGAACATCATTAATTAAATTCCAGGTTCGTAACTCTTGTTGGCCCCAAACAGCCTCATTTGTAACTGTTAATACAGTTGTCCAATTGGTATTATCGTCTGATGTTTGTAATCTAAAATCTTTAAGTGCGTCTGTTGGGTTAGATCCAGATAATATGCGAAGTGTAATAATTTCAGTACTTGTTCCAAAATCAAATGTGATCCACCCTGAGTTAGACGCCATAATCCAAGTTTGACTGTCAGGGTTGTCAAATGCTCTTGATGCAGTGCCGCTGATTGCTGTGGCTGTACCATGCGTTGGGTCATATGGACCGATGGTATTTCCAGCTCCCCAACTAGTTGGTCGAAATAAATTAATCTGTTTGATCTCAGTACTACTGCTACCTTGGTTAACATCAACATATACACGCCAATATCTACCTGCCCAGGGTTTGGTTGTGACATCACCCAAATCATTTAAAGCAATATTTGATTTCGTATAATGAATCGTTCCATCAGCTATGTGTGTATCTTGATTCGTTCCATCAAGTGCCACATCACGACCATCCACCGTTCCGGTAACAGCCAAGTTACCAGCCAAAGTACGAGTGCCGTCAGCCAACAAATACTGTGTATGATCATCATCAGCCAATCCAACCAGCCCACCATGGTCAGTGGCCAGACTACCTGAAAATTGTAAATCAAATGTGCTTTCTGCTGAAACGAAAGTAGCTGCACTTTTTTGTATAATTATTTTGCCAACTAATCTTGAATGACTGTTAAAGTGTGACGGTAATGATGCCGGTGGTTGCGCATCTTGTGCGTCTGCTAATGTATATGTTCCTTCACCATACATAATATCAACTTTCGAATCAGTGGTCATATAAACCCAATGTGCGCCATATTTGTTATTGCCAAGAGTCGCTAATGATCCGCTGCCATTATCATATTGTAAATTATCAATAGTGGTTTGAGTAACCACTTTTATAAAACTACTTGCACCATCACTATACCAGTAAGTGAATGTTCCAGCAACTGAACTATCAAATGCTGTGGTACTAAATGGGTGTAATCCCTCCCACCATTTACCAGCAGTTAATGCTATATTTCGAGTGCCAATTTCTGATATTACACCACCACTTTGGCGAGCCATTGGTTCAGTCTCAATTAGACGATCAACCAGGTGGTGTGGTAAATTACCGATATGCGAACCATTATAACCATTAATATGCAGTTCTGTGGTATTTTTATATACCTGACCAACAAAAACATTGGTATTATGGTCAGACCGTTTGGTTGCGGTAATAACTAATTGTGGTGTACCAGCATTATATTCGACATATATATAATTGTTTGAGTTTAAAGTCAATGCCATACCTGTACTTGCTGCTATATCAACAGCTAATATTTCTGCGGTATCACTGTCAGTGGCTCTGATTTGTATACTTGATGCTGCCACATCTAATGTGAGTGAAGCTCCTTCACTCAAAGCTCCACCAGTCATTAAACCAGGTGAACCATTAATATTTAAATATTCGCCAAGTGTATTATATGTTGGCGATCCAATAACGGGTACTTGTAGTTTACTTAACTGAATATTGGCTGTGGCATTTACATCAGCATCAACAATCAAATTACCTGATAATATTTGTGATTTAGTAACTGAGTGTGGGTTGGTCACATTCGCCAAATGTGAATCAATGACAGTATGTGAATTCGTTCCGATATTTGCTATGGCAGTATGATCAATGCTTGCTTCAGTAAAATGTTCTGTTTGAGTAAAATTAAGCAGCAAATCATGATCAATAGCTGCGACATGTTGCGTCACATTTGATTGAGCTATTCTCGCATCAGCGAATGTACCACTCGTAATATCAGTTGTGGCATGTACATGGCCAACTGCTGAAACATTAGCTTCCGCTAATGTATTATTGACCCAAGCTGTTCCATTCCAAACAAGTAACTCACCATTTGAGTTGGCTGTGATTGTGGCATTGCTTAATGAATCCAGTGTATGGTTGTGTGTTGTTAACGAATATGATTGCAGATCGCTTATTTGACTTTCAGTTATCGAAATGGCTGACTGTACATAATGAATCGTACCATCAACGATGTGGTTATCTATTTGCGCATGTGTCTTTGTGCCAATATTTGATAGCAAGGTATGATCCGTTACTGTGGTATCATCAAGTACCTTATTCCAAACCGCTGTGGTTGCTGTGCTATCAACACAAATATATGATTGGTCATTGGTCAAATCAATCCACATTGATCCAACTGTGTAACCTTGTGTTGAGTCATCTGATCCAACGGGGGCTGCTGTTGCGGCGAAATTCACTTTCGTATCAGTGACATTGGTCAGACCAACTTGGGCTTTGGTCACTGAATGTGGGTTGGCTGTGCTCGCAAGATGTGTATCTATTTGTGGGTGAGTGTTTGTGCCAATATTCGTTAATGCGGTATGGTCAGTTGATCCAGTAGCGCCTTGTATCCCCACCTGAATAATTCTTATGGTCATTAGTATGTAACTCCTCTATTAAAGGTTACGATTCCTTGTAACTCTCTTCTTTTATCAGTGCCACCATATGCGATCTCAATATCATATAAAGCTCGCTCGAAATCTAGCGTATCAGTAACAGTATGTACCATAACCAGATCAAATGTGCCGGTTGAGTCAACTCGATTCTCAATAGTAAAATCAGCTAATGAAGTGGCATCATCAAATCGCTCTCTTAATTTAGCTTCGATGGTGGCGCCGTTTAAATCAACTTTTGATAGTGCCTGTACCTCAGCGACAGTTAAACGATCTATTTCGTCTTGTGTTAGTGTACCGCCTTGATAGAGAATGATCTGTTCTCTGAATGTCATCCCTTGTACCAGCTCAATATTCTGTGTAGCAATCGCCATGTTATCTCCTGATAAATCTTACTGTTTTTTTATTGACCCAAGCACCAGGTAATAGGGCTAAATGATCTTTTGCTTGTGAACATAATATATCTATATTTATTTTTTTAATGGCGTAATTGCGGTTGACTCCATCAGGTGATGTTTCACTCATGCTGCTGATCATGCTTAGATCTTCTAATTCATCTTCCTGAAATAAACCATCTCGTAGGTAATAATATGCCTGTAAATAAACCGCTGCTTTAATGTCATCAGGTACCACAGTATCTAATATGACCACACCATAACGGTCAGATAGATTCTTTTGCGGAAACTGTAATTCTCTGTCATCAGTGGTAGTTGTGCCTGTGAATGATTCTTGATTGATTCTTTGTGAAGCGGTCAGTAATAATTGCTTCTTAATCTTGTTTGATTCAGGCCATTTGATATAGCCCCATCTATCTGCGAAGTAAGCATCTGCCTCTGCCACGGTCACGAATGAATTTGCGGCTGTGTCTGTCAAACTGCTGTTAAAGGCCATGTGTTACTCCTTGATGTGTTTTTTATAGACCAGGTATTCTTGTTCTGTTAATTCTATTTTGTCACCTGCTTTATATTGCGAGAAATCCCGTCTTCCAAAATAAAGCGGAATCTCTGAAATTAGTGTGTACTTCTTATTCTTTAAATGAGTGAGTGTTTCTTTATCTTGTATCAAACTCTTTTTCATTATCAACTCCATGATATAGAGCCCCGAAGGGCTCTACCATTATTACTATATAGCTATTGGTTAAGCTGCATTGATCGCCAATGAACTATCAAATGACATAGCACGACCATAAGTATCTTCCAACTCGCCAACACCATAAACCGCTGTGGCAACTAGTTCGTCACCGCGTCTTGATGCATCACGCTGTACTTCGATTGTGATTTCAGACATAGTAGCTATGCCAAGTGCGTCACGGTTAAACATGCCGCCAACGGAATCGCCTGTCACATGTGCAACATTAGAGCTTTCATAAACCATTACACCGCCAAGTTTTCCAAGGAATCCTTCGACCATTGCTTGGTTCTGAACCATACCAGCATTCGGGTCAGTGAATGAATTAGTCAACGCATCTTTTAAATCATATGCGATAAGTGGGTTAAGCACACATACTAAACCTTCAGTACTTACGCCAGCATCTTTTAATTCAGCCAACGCCTGAAAGATGAATGCAGGTGTGATTTGTGTATTCGTTCCGCCAACCACATTCGAGAAGCCAGTGAATAAAGCTGTTAGATCTTGATCTTGTTTACGAGCTATTGATTCACCCAATAGTCTACCAAGGTCAGCAACAACATTGCTTGATGCGGCATTACGAGCCATATCAGTTACAAATGTCATAATACCTGCTTCAGTAACTGTTAAAGTAGCTGTGCTAGTCGAAACAATCGTTTCATTCATGTCAGTACCTTCAGTTAGAGCTGCAGCAGTTTGTAGGGGGTAGATAGGCACATTAACTGTGGTACCATTACCAGGTGCGATATTATAGTTTTTAACTAATCCTCGCATGATTGATTTTTCAGAAGCAATAAATTGTGCTTCAGCGATGATTTTAGGAATCAGATCGCTTAATGTCGTTGTAGTTGAACCGGCCATGATATATCTCCTTTAGATTAGGCTAGTCCGTGCGTTTTTCTGTATTCAGCGTATTTCGCACGATCAATTGGGTTTTTTAAATCCAATGTACTGAAATCTATCTCAACAACTGACTTCACTTCGTCTTCGGAAGGAATAGCAGGACTAGGTGTTGATACTTCACTTACAAATAATATAGCATGATCTTCTTTCAGCTTATCGACAATACTTTGTAATCCAACAACGGTACCATCATCATTTAATGTGATGTTATCTTTATCCATAATCTTTAAAGCCGTTGGTACTGCGGTGACACCTGCATGTTGTAATGCTGATGCTAATGCCATATCAACTTCTTTTGCTTTTAAGTCATTAAGTAAATTTGTGTGTTTTGAATTTAGATCTTCATATAAAGTTTTAAATTCATCTTTTTCGATCAGATCAGCCTTTGCTTTCTGTTCCAGTAAATCATCATACTCGCGTAATTTGACTTTTGCTGTGTCTCTTGATTTAATTACATCTAAATTGATGCTTTTTAATCGATCTATTTCAGACTGCATTTGTTCGACTGACATCTCTGCCTTTGTATCTACTGAAGTATCCACTTCTTCTGTTGGTGTTTCCACAACCGTTTCATTTTCCATTTTAATAATCTCCATTATTTTGTGTAACTTTATTTATCATTATTAATCATTTCATCAACTATGCCACTATTGGCAATCTCTCGCTTGATCTGATCATGTTTTATCATTGCTTCTTCTCTTGTGATGCTATATTTTGCCATCAAATAGTCAAGTACTGATGCTCTACCACCTTCTATTCGTTTAGCCCATATATCTTCATTAGATGACTCGTCGAATGGTAGTTGTGGTTCTTCGAAATTAACCACTAAATATGTCTGATCATTAAATGCGCCAATATTATGCGTGTTATAGACCATAGTGAATAGCTTATAAAACCGAACCAGACCACATTCTGACATTCGTTGGCGTTGTTGGCGTAATTCCAGGTTATCTTTCTCTTGTACTATCAGACTAAAACCACTGATTGATTGAGTGGCCAGCCCTTCAGGTTTGATATTAACTGACCAGTCACTTGCCACATTCTTCATCCAGGTCTCAAACAGTGCTTTGCTAGCATCTAGGTCAATGATTGGTCCTTTATATTCCAAATATGGGGCATCTACGCCTGTCGTATCTACATTAATAACCTTGCCAAGTCCCCCAATCACTGTATCAGCGGGTGCAGCATCACCATCTTCGTTGACTATTAGCATATTAGTGAATAATGTTTGATGTATCCCCCAACTTGCTGCGTAATCCAAATCGACTAAATTCATATTAACTGCATCATTAAATAATATCAAATCGCGTGGTGCTTCCACCCAATGGCGTGTTCGTGGTAAATGTGTGTCATAAAATGTCACAACCGGAACCATACCATATGGGTTGGTCTGTTCTTCTAACTTCTCCGGTTTGCTGCCATATTCGATCTTTTCACGATAATCAACGATCATATCATTAGTGAATTCACGATAAAAGTTATATTCACCATCTGTTCCAGTTCGCATAACTAGTCTTAGAATTCGTTTTGTGAAGTGATCAGTGTGAACTATTGTGTTTCCTCGATGTAATATGTGTAATTTAATCGAACTATCGAAATCATCATAAGTGGTAAGTACCATACCTGTCTTTAATAAGCGCAATGTTACATCGAAATTCATCATAAATTCCAGGAACTGTTCATCTTCCAGTAATGAGTTAAATTTAAAACTTGATACCTCATCTATTCCTGAATCAGTGTGTACCTCCATGACCGGAAGACCATCTTTGTATAATAGTCCTGACTTTGATACGATGTGTTTTGTGATATTGCGATAAAGCGGTTTCATTCCTTTATCACGCCATTGATTCCTGCCAGCAGTCGCATGATCTAGATTTTCGATCACATAATTTAACTGATTGTCGTAGTAATAATCGAGGGCTTTTTGCGCGAAATTAGCAACATCAGTATCAAATTGTTTGTTTAGTGAATCCATTGTGATCTCCTGACCTGATTGGTTTGGCCACAGTAGTGGCTTGTTTTATTTATTCATTGATATTTAGCCGAAAACGCGAATATTGGGCCGTTTAATTTGATATTTAGTAAAAATAAAGTAGCCCATACTATCAGATTGGTCATCTAATTCATATGATTTATCAGGTTTGCCATTCTTGTATGCTTGCTCTTCCAAGGCACGAACTAACAAAGGGCATTTTTTACTATTGATTCTGAAACGGCGGTTGCCACTGCCATCTAGTATCATTGAATTGACACTGTTGATCCGTGTCTGTATCAGGGGGTTCTTCTTGTGGTGAATAACATTTCGTTTATTAAATGCCAATCTAAGCTGTGCTATATCACTTGATGCTGCACTAGTCTTTTCAGCAATACCACTCGCATCGGGGTAGATATAGATCTTGTGTGATTTATATCGTTTTTTAATTGATTGAATGAGTGATTGCGTATCTTTATCACCTCTGAATTCATCTACGGCTAATGGGTCACCGTCATGATTGATAACGAAAACGGTTGCTGCCATGATGTTGTGGTTAAAATCTATGCCAATGTGTAATGTGTCACTTGCTAGTACTTCGCGTGATGTGTTATTAAATTCACGATCATAGTCTTGATACACACGGTTCTGATTTAAATTCACCCACTGACCGTTTACATAAGCATCAACCAGGTGTTTGGGGTAATCTCGTAATAATGTTTCGATATATCCATCAGGGAGGAAAAAGTTCTCATGAGTTGATGCTTGATATAATTTCTTGTTATCAGCCGGTTCTTCCACGAAATGTGTATAGCAAAATCCTTTTTGATCAGGTGTGCTATACATCGCAATAAATTTAAATCCATTACCTTCACTTAACCTTGCCACACATTTACGATAGATCTCAGTAGCCAGTCCTTTCTCTATGGTCTCGAATTCATCAAGGAAGATAGCAGCACACTCAAATCCGCGTAATCTATTATGATTTTCAGCTGAATATAATCTGACTTCATGAATTCCACCAGCAAACTGTAGGAAATATTGGGGGAAGGGTGACTTCCGACTTGTATACGGAATATTCAGTTCCTCCAATAGATCTTCGAAATCAGGTATTATAATACTTGATAACATCGAGAAGGTTGGTTCCATCACAATCGATTTAATACCGGGGTTTTCACTTGCGAATACTAATAATTTGACCAGCATCGAGAATGTCTTGCCGCCCCGGTAACCAGACACAAACATTTGTCGATCATGGTTCCAGTCATTTACCATTGCGTGTTGTGTAGCCAGTAGTGGTATGGTTATATTCATTTGGGTGGTTTGGCTATTTTAGTCTTTATCTTCTTCGGTAGATCGAAATTATTAACCACAGTGGCTTCTCTATCTCGCCAACCACATTGAGCTTTTAAATAAAATATTACTGCTGAAAAATGTGATTTGTGTGATTCGTCATTTATAATTTTAAATAATTTGCCAACGACCAGCTCTTCGGTATAAGCTGAAGCTGAATCACATGCATCTTGTAAAACGGGGTATTTGCGTTTTCGTGTACAGTAAGTTGCATGGCATATGCCAAATGAATGGGCTATCGAAACTTGAGTGACACCTTGTGATGCCAAATGGCTGATTTTATCTATATCATCTTGTGTGGGTGGGTTTAATATCTTGGTTTGTTTACTTGCCATGCTAAATTACCTCCATAATTGTACCAGTATTTAGCTTTATTGCGCGTAAATTATATGTTTAACAGTTTAAATAAGTCTTCGGCTGTCATTCCAGGGTTGGTCTTGGTCTTGGCCTCCTCTGTTTGCTTCTTGACCAGCTCCACTATTTCAGCTTTGGTCAGCTCTATCGCCATGTTTTGGCTGGTGGACATTTTGGTTTTCGGTTTACGATTTG